GACGTGCCGCACCAACTCCTACAAGATCAGCGAATGAGCCTCGCCGAGTTTGACCGAGCGTTCAAGAGCAAGGTGGGTGAGAACCACCGTTGGGCTGGCTTCAAGACCATCGCCTACTACTTGCTCGCCAAGCAGGGTCCTGTCCACATCGCAGAGACTGGCTGCGCGCGCGAGGAGAACAACTGGAGCGGCGATGGGCAAAGCACGCAGGTCTGGAACTGGATCATCCAGCGCACCGGCGGCAGTGCCATCTCCTTTGACATCAACCCGAAAGCGGTCGCCTATGCCAAGAGCGTGGCGCCGCTCGTAGACGTGCAGTGCATTGACTCGGTGCAAGGGCTGCGGCTGATCCCGCACCCTGAGCGGCTGGACTTCCTCTATCTGGACTCCTTTGACCTGACCGACGGCATCGAGTCGCCGACACACCACCTCGCCGAACTCACCTCGGTCTACCCTCGCCTGCCGTCTGGTTGCCTGATTGCTGTGGATGACTGCAAGAGCGAGACGCACGGCAAGCACCGCTTCGTGCGTGACTGGCTCCTGAGCCTCGGCGTGCGGCCACTGCTGGAGTCCTACGTCACCGTCTGGCGCAAGCCGTAGACTAGGCAGACGCCGCGCTTGCGCGGCTCAAGCCTGCCGGTGGAGTCCTCCCATCGGCAGGCGACCAACTTGAGGACTGGAGGACACGTGGCAGCCAAGCAACCGACGCCAGACAAGTACGACGCGCTGGAAGGCTATGTCGCCGAGTTGCAGGTTGCGATGAACGTCACCTACTGGAAGATCACCGTGGTGCGTGACGCCGCAGACGTAGAGGCGTGGGCTGACATCAACCCGCACGCACAGGCAGAGACTGCCGACCTCCGCGTGAGCCACGACTTCTGGAAGCAGACGCCAGAACACCAACGCGAAGTCTTGGCGCACGAGATGCTGCACATCGTGATGGCCCGACTTGACCAGACGGTGGAGGCAATGGAGGAAGCGTTCGGCAAGATCGCGTGGGCAATCTACGACCCGCTCTTTGAGGATGCTGCCGAGCGCGTGGTGGATCACTTGGCAAAGGTCATTGCTCCTTCTCTTCCGTTGCCAGAGTTCCCGAAGGCGTGACCTTCCAACGACCCTGCCTTGACTGCGGCGTGCTGACGATGGTTGGCAACCGATGCCAGACCCATCGAGCGGCGGCGCACAGCCGGTGGAAGGAAGGCAGACCCAATCCGTACTTGGACCCAGCCTGGAAGAAACTGAGCAGCCAGATCAGGAGCAAGCGTCCGTGGTGTGAGGTCTGCGGCAAGACCAGCGACCTGACCGTGGACCACCTTGACCCGATCAGCAAGGGCGGTCCGCTACTAGCGCCAGAACACAGGCTTCGGGTAGTATGCAGACCGTGCCACGGTCGTGCGACCAAGCACAAGTAGGAGAGAGGAGAGGACAATGAGCCGCATCGCGTGGTACTCCAACGCCTGCCACATCCCTTCGGGCTATGGGATGCAGACGGCGCAGGTCGTGCATCAGATGATTCAGGACGGACACGAGGTCGCAATCAGCGCCAACCACGGTGCCGCCGTGATGATGAACTGCTCACACGGTCACCCGATCTTCCCTGAAGGCTTGATCCGCTACTCGCTAGACGCAGCGCCTGAGAACATCAAGGCGTGGGTCGGCGATCAGCCAGGCTTCGGCGTGATCCTCTTTGACCTCTGGCCGCTGAACGGCATTGAGGCGTTCAAGGAGTTGAACCTCGCCTGCTGGACACCCATTGACCACGACCCAGTGCCACCCGGTGTTGCCAAGTTCGCACTGGAAGGGAAGCACCACGTCATTGCGATGAGCCGCTTCGGTGAGGACAGACTGCTGAAGGCTGGCGTGCCAAGAGAAGAACTGACCTACATTCCGCACGCCATTGACCGCACTGTCTTCAACGACCGAGGGAAGGGCGCGCGCGAGGCAATGGGAATCCCAGAGGACGCCTATCTCGTCGTGACGAATGCCGCCAACCGAGGAAGAATCCCGGTGCGCAAGGCGTTCGGTGAGATGGCTGACGCGATGGCAACCTTTATGCGCGACCGACCTGACGACTACTGGATGATCCACACGGAGCCGAACGGACACAGCGAAGGCGTGAACATCCCGAGACTGATCGCGCACTTGGGCATTGACCCGCAGCGCGTGCGCTATCCACACCCAGTCCACTTCCGCAACGGCATCCCGCAGGACGCCATCGCGCAGATGTATTCAGCCGCTGACGTGCAACTACTCACCTCGATGGGCGAAGGCTTCGGCATCCCTGCCGTGGAAGGTCAGGCGTGCGGCACGCCAGTGATCGTCTCTGACTTCAGCGCGCAGCCTGAGTTGATCGGGCCGCACAGCAAGGCAGTGCCAGTACAGCGCGTGTGGGATGAGTTTCAGACATCGTTCTTCGCCATCCCGAACGTGCCTGCTATTGCCACTGCGCTTCAGGAAGTATACGAAGAGACGAAGGGGGGGCGGGTAGACAGGGGGGCGGTCTCCGCTGCGATGGAACGCTACGACCAGGTGAAGGTCTACGCCGCTGACTGGAAGCCGCTCATCGAGTTTATGACGGCGCGCAAGAAGCCGAGCGCAGCACCGACCCCGAACCGCGCGCAGCGTCGCGCATCCAAGACAAAGTAGACGTGTTTGACCAAGTGAACTGCTGGATGTGTGGCGCCAAATGCCATAGCAACCCCGACGGCTACCAGAAGGGCCTATGCAGGAAGTGCTATGTGGAGACGAAGCCAAGTGCGAAGGAGCCGATGGTTAGGACAGCGACCTGCAAGGTTTGCGGAGTGCAATGGCAGCACACGGGTCCAGGCTCAAGTCCGAGCTACTGCGTTCAACATACGAATAATCGCGCCGCTAAAAAGCGTCTGGCACTATGGCTTCCGGCAGGTGGAGTTGGCACCTGTTCTTGGTGCGGAGATTGGTTCGGACGATACTTTGTAAACCAGCGTGGGTGTCCTGGCGAGTGCAGCAGACGCCTCAGATCAAAGCAGGTTGAAGCTCGGCACCGAGGTGAATACAGGAAATGCGCTGTATGCGGCGACACATTCCAAACGACGATGAAGCGTCGCAAGTTTTGCGAAAAGGCTATTTGCAAAGCAAGAGGAAGAGCGTGGACTCCAGATGGCTGGAAGGTTGGCAAGCCATCAACCGATAGGTATTTGGCTCGCCGTCGGGCAGCCGTAGAGGTTGGGGACCGCACACTCACAACTCTGACTATTTATCTCAAGGCTGGGGGCATTTGCGCTGAGTGCGGGATTGAAACTCTGCACCCCCAAACTCCACGCGCTGAGCGCCCACGAGAACGGTTCAACTGGGCGACACTCGACCACATCGTTCCGCTGAGTCAAGGGGGTGGTCACACCTGGGACAACGCCCAGCTGCTCTGCCTTTCGTGCAACAGCCGCAAGTCGCACGCCGACCGGCGTGCTCTGATCTCAGTCCCAGCCTAATGGGGGCATTATTTATTCTAAAGTCACGCTCGCAGCGTTTATCCAGCGCCGAGTGCTGCGCAGGCGCATCCGTTTCAGCCCAGTGGGGGTCTAGTTGCCAAGACCAGTGATTCCAAATGAAATCAAAGCCAAGCGCGGCACGTTGAAGCCGAGTCGGGCTGTCGTTGTGCAGCTCGCAAATAGTCTGCCGCGTGCCTCCGAACTGGGTGTGCCGGACGGTTTGGGACCGATCGCAACCGAGGCTTGGCATCGCATCGTGGAATACGCAGGCTCTTGGATCGCCGTCTCTGACCGAGACGCGCTGACGATGCTCGTCAAGGACATCGAGTTCCTCGCTGGTCTTGAGGCTCGGCTCTCAACCGATGGTCCAGTCCTCTATACCGACAAGGGCTATGCTTACGCACACCCAGCGGCGGGGATGAGGACAAGCGCAGAGGAGAGTATTCGCAAGTGGATGAATCACCTCGGACTGACTCCAGCCGACCGAGCCAAGCTAGGGATCGCAATGGTGGAGAGTCAAAGCAAGATCGACAAGTACCGCGACCGGATGCAACAGAAGGGTGGCCACCGCGCTGGCTGACCCCTGTAGCCTCGGCTGACCTCAGCCGTAGCTTGGGCGACATTGTTGCGGACTTCGCCGAGGACCTCGTACCCATTGCCAAAGACTCGATCGCTGGCGCCTCCGGCGAGCCGCTCCAGTTTCGCATCTGGCAGCGTCGCCTCCTTCGGAGAATGCTCGCACGCAAGGAAGACGAGACCTTCACGCACCGCTTCTTCCTGACTGGCATCGCGCGGAAGAACGGCAAGACCGCGCTCGCGTCTACCCTGCCGCTCTTCTTCGGACTCTACGGCGACCGAGGCGGCGAAATCTACTCAGCCGCAGCCGACCGCGATCAGGCGAAGCTCGTGATGAGCCACGCACGCCGAGCGGTCGAGATGAGTCCAGAACTCGGCTCCCAGATCAAGGTCTTCAGAGACGCGATGGAGTTCAAGGGGACTGGCACCGTCTACAAGGCGCTCTCGTCCGAAGCCTTCACGAAGGAAGGACTTAGCGCCTCGCTGGTCATCGCCGACGAGTTGGCAGCGTGGCCGTCCCGCGAACTCTTTGACGTCCTCTCGCTCTCAATGGGCGCGCGCCGCTCGCCGCTCTTCGTGGCTATCACGACCGCAGGACCGCGCACTGACTCCACCGGCTCGGACTCGATCGCCTACACGCTCTACCAGTTGGCGAGGCGTCGCATCGCTGGAGAGAACGACGATCCGACGCTTGGGATGGCGTGGTGGGAAGCCGCTGACGACGCCTACCTTGACGAGACCAAGTGGAGCGAAGCCAACCCTGGGCTGCTCAGCGAGCCTGCGATCCTCTCGCTTGACGACCTGCTCTCTGCCAAGAAGCGAACGCCAGAGGCGGAGTTCAGGACGAAGCGCCTCAACCAATGGGTGAGCAGTGCGACCGCCTTCCTGCCGACTGGAACGTGGGACGCCTGCAAGGATGATCAGATCGCGCTCAACAAGGAGGACGAGATCGTGCTTGGCTTTGACGGCTCGTTCAGCAACGACTCCACGGCCATCGTCGCCTGCCGCGTGGCAGACAAGGCGTTCTTCGTACTCGGACACTGGGAGCGACCGCTAGACGCCGAACTCGCGTGGCGAGTCCCGGTGGAGGAGGTTGAAGCCAAGATGCTCGACATCTGCAAGATGCACAACGTGCGAGAGATTGTCTGCGACCCCTTCAGGTGGCAGCGGTCAATGGAGGCGTGGCAACAGATGGGCTTGCCAGTCGTTGAGTTCCCGCAGACGCCTTCGCGGATGGTCCCAGCCACAGCTGCGTTCTACGATGCCGTCGTGAACGGCAGAGTGAAGCACGACGGCGATCCGAGTCTGGCACGACACGCAGGCAACGCTACGCCGTACTATTCACGCAACGGCTTGATGGTCAAGAAAGAATCCAAGACCAGCCTGAAGCGCATCGACCTTCTGGTCGCTGCGCTAATGGCACACAGCCGAGCGGGTACACTAGGCAACGCACCAGCGCCGAAGCCGAAGGCTGAGGTCAAGTGGATCGAGTTGTAGGGAGACGAATGGGAATCCTTGATCGCGTCCTCGGACGCCAGAACCAGCCAGAAGAGCAGCGATTCATCGGCGGCCAGTGGCTGAGCAACGAGATGACTTCATCCTCGGCTGGAGTCCTCGTCACCCAAGAAAATGCAACCAGCATTGGCGCGGTTTACGCAGCCATCAAGTTGTACGCCGACACCGTTGCTGCACTTCCGTGGGACACCTATATCCGCATTGACGGAACGCGCCGACCGTATCGTCCGCGTCCGCGATGGATGGACTTCCCAATCCCGAACAATCCGAACTACACATCCTTCCAGTTCAAGCATCGCGTGGTCACCGCACTTCTCACCGATGGCAACGCGTTCGTGCTTTGCCTCCGCGACTCATCCGACAATGTGATCGAGACACGCGTTCTTGATAGCCAGAAGGTCGAGATCAGGACAGGCGAGTTCGGCGAGCCGCTGTACCACGTTGAGACGGTTGAGGGTGCGATCACCTTGACGGCTCACGAGATCATTCACATCCCGCTCTTCGCCACCGGCGAGAATCACCGCGGGCTGTCGCCAATCGAGCATCACAAGGTGACGCTCGGACTCGCAAGCGCAACGCAGGAGTGGTCAGCCAAGTTCTATCAGAACAACGCAAGCGTCGGCGGTCTGATCAAGGTCCCAGGGGAACTAACGCAGGATCAGGCAGACGCACTTCGCAACGGATTCGGACGCCGACACGGTGGCGTCGCAAATGCGTGGCGCGTCGCAGTCCTGACTGGAGGCGCAGACTACACGCAACTCGGTGCGAAGATCAGCGACCTGCAGCTCGTTGAGACGATGCACTACGGCGTGGAAGCCATTGCGCGTATCTACGGCGTGCCGCTCCATATGCTCCAGTACCCAGGCGGCAACACCTCATATTCGTCGGTGGAAGTCATCTCCATCGAGTGGCTGCGACTCGGACTCGGCCCACTCATTGCCAACCTTGAGGCTTCGTTCCAGCGCATCGTGCCAGGAGCCGACCAGACGTTCTTGAAGTTCACACTGGACGGACTGCTCCGCGCGACGACTCAGGAGCGCTACAACTCCTACGCGACGGCGCTGAACAACGGCTTCCTCTCGGTGAACGAAGTGCGCTCGCTTGAAGACCGCTCGCCGGTGGATGGCGGCGAGGAGTATTGGAAGCCGCTGAACATCGGCACACTCGGACAAGACGAGCAGGTCTGATGCCTTACATCATCACCGACATTGACGGCACGCTGACGACAACTGGCGACACTCCGAACCAGCCATACATCGACTGGCTCAAGAGCCAAGCCAACGACTTCGGCTTTGAGGTCATCGTCGTATCTGCGCGCAACATCGACCGACTTGCAGAGACCGAGCGATGGCTTGAGGACAACCTCGTGCCGTACCGAGAGATCTATCTGCAGGACTTTGGCGAGAGCAACCCAGCCGTGAACGAAGCGTTCAAGGCATACAAGTATTCCAAGTTGCAGGAAGAATACGGCGATGAGATCGCCTTCCTCGTAGACAACGACGCCGAGGCGCGCGACGCGGCCGAGGGAATGGGCATTGACGCCTACACGCCAGACGAGGCGATGGGCTTGACCGTGGATGAAGACGACGACAACGAGATGCGCGTCCTGATTGACGTGCCGCAATACATCCAAGAGGCAGCCGAGAAGGGTCTGACCTACGAGCGCAACGGCTACGCCGGTGACGGACTGCAGCCGCAGACCGTTGAAGAGGCGCGTCAGCTGCGCGCTGGACAAGTCGAGGATGACAAGGTAACGCGGATGCGCGCGTGGATTCTGCGACACCGTGGCGACTGGGAAGGCGTACCGCGCAACAGCAACTCAGACGATGCCGACTTCCCAGGACCAGGCGCAGTTGCCGCCTACCTCTGGGGTGTTGATCCCACAGCAGAAAACGGCGCAGATCGCGTCCTAGAATGGGCAGATGGCGTACTCGCGCCGATCGAGACAGAAGAGAGGTTCGACGTGAAAGAACTTGAGACGCGCGCTCTCCCGATGGGCGAGTTCACGGTGACCGACGGCGAAGACGGCCAGAAGACCTTCACCGGCTATGCCGCACTCTTTGGTGCACCGTCGGCTGGGCTTCCGTTCACCGAGGTGATCGCTCCAGGCGCCTTCCGTCGCACGCTCTCGCGCGTTGCTGACGGCAAGAAGATTGTCTCCTTCCTCTTTGGACACGACGAGACACGCGCACTCGCCACGACCGCGAGCGGCCGACTTGAACTCACCGAAGACGAACGCGGCTTGAAGGTTGAGGCTCGCCTTGACCCAGCCGATCCAGACGCCGCTGGCGTGATCAGCAAGCTGACGCACGAGGCTCGCGCGATGGGAATGTCCTTCGGGTTCACCATCCCAAAGAACGGCGACGAGTGGGACGAGGACACGCGCACGCTGCGCGAAGTCAATCTCTTTGAGGTGAGCGTCCTCTCCGCAGGACAGACTCCCGCCTACCCAGCCACGCTGGGCTTGACCTCCGTTCGCAAAGTCGCGTCCCGAATGGGCGTAGACGGCGACCGGCTTATCTCAGCCATCGAGTCCTTGAAGTCAGCGCAACCGCTGACCGAACAGGATGTCGAGGTGATTGAAACCGTCACGGAGAAGTTGGCCCCGAAGCGCACAGTGCTGGACCCATCCATCGCTCGCGCCAAGCTGCTGCTCGCCGAGATGGAATCAGAATCGCTCTAAAAGCCACGAGACCCCGCCCCGCTGCGCTAGTACGCAAGCCCGCGATCAGGTCATCCCGCTAGGCGAGCCGCAACATTGTGGAAACCAATCAAACAAAGGAGACAGAAATGTCAGACGCACGAAAGTTGCACGAGAAGCGTGCCAACCTTCTGACCGAGGCTCAGTCCATCGTGACTGACCTTGCCGAGAAGGGCGAAGCGCTTGAGGGCGAGTCACAGGCTCGCTTTGAGAAACTTACTTCGGAGGCTGCAACGGTTGCGGCCGCGATCCGTTCAGAGAAGGAAGCCACGGAAGCACGAAGCGCTGCTGATGCAGTTCGCGCCGAGTACGCCACGGCAATCGCTCCAAAGATCGAGAAGTCCGAAGGTTCGAACGACGAACTCCGAGCACTCGCCCGCAACGGCGGCGTGCAGGTGTTCGAGTACCGCGATGTCTCACGCAGCACCGGACTTGGCAACCCAGTCACCATCGCTGACCGCGTGAACGTCGTTGCGGCTCAGTTCAACCCATTCATTGACCCAGCAATCGTGTCTGTGGTCCGCGCAAGCACCGGCAACAACATTCAGTTCCCACGAGTCACGGCTCTTGGAACCGCTGGATCGGTTGCTGAGGCTGGCACGATTGGCGAGTCGGACGGAACGCTCAGCGCCCTGTCCCTCACGCCAGTCAAGTACGCAGTCATCGTCCAAGTTACAGAAGAACTCGCGACCGATGCGGCGTTCGACCTCAGCGGAATGATTGCCGAGAAGTGCGGTGCGGAAGTCGCAGTCGCTCACGGTGCCTTCGCTGGTACCGCGATCGGTGCTGCTGCCAACGTCGGCGCAACTGGCTCAGGCACGGCCTCAGTGAACCCAACCTTCACCGACCTTGCGAAGCTGAAGGCGTCTGTGAACCAGGCGTACCGACGCGCACCAAAGGCGGGCTGGTTGATGAACGACACGACGCTCGGCGTTGTGACTGGTCTCGTGGATACGGCTGGACAGCCAATCTTCCGACCAGGTGATGCGAACGTGGCAGACCGACTCCTCGGAGCGCCTGTCTACAGCGCAGCACTTATCGACCTGACCGATGACACCGCAGGCGCAATCCTGTTCGGTGACCTCGGACAGATCTACACCGTCCTCGTAGGCGGCGTGCAGGTTGAAGTTTCCCGCGAGTTCGCGTGGAACCTCGGCCTCATCTCCTACAAGGTTCAGGTGCGCGGCGCGACCGGTCTTGCTCAGGCAAGCGCCGTCAAGTCGTACAAGTCAGCCAACGTTTCCTAATCAGTTAGGCAACTAGGTTGAGCGAAGGGGTGTCGGGCTTAGGCTCGGCACCCCTTCCTCGTAGCAGGAGGGCAGAATGAGCATCTGGCACAAGATCAAGAAACTGGCTGGCAAGGGTGCGCCTAGAATCAACGCAGAGGCACCTAGCAGCCACGTAGAGCGCGCCATTGTGGTCAGGTGGGGCAATACAGCCACCATCAAGCGAACGCCTGTCAAATGGCGGGAAAAGGGAGAAAGCGAGTGAGTCAGCAGATGAGCAGCAGGCAGGTCAGCGTCGGCACGGCTGCGACCGCGCTCGGTGAGGGGCTTGTCTCAGGGTCTGAGTTTCACCTCTACGCCACCGCGTCGGGAAACCAGACCGTCTTCCTCGGCGACTCAAACGTGACAACGGCAAATGGCTTCAGGCTGCACAAGGACACACACGTCACAATCAGGATTCCTGAGCGCGTGCAGTTGTATGCTGTCGCAGACAACGCTGGCGCCATCGTCACGGTCCTACAAGTCGGAGGCATCTGATGTCATACGCATCACTCGCAGAGTTCAAGAGCGCAATCGGGATCGGCACTGCCGACACGACCGATGACACGCCGCTCCAGTCCGTCCTTGACGCAACCGATGCGCTGATCGACCTCTACACGGATCGCAAGCAAGGCTTCGGCACCGCGTCCGAGACGCGCTACTACACGGCGACCGACTACCAGTACGTCTTGGTGGATGACCTCGTGAGCATCTCGTCGCTGACGACAGACGACGATGGCAACGGCACCTACGAGACAACGTGGGTCGCAGGCACCGACTACAACCTCGCGCCAGGCAACGCAGCTTTGGACGGCTGGCCGTACACAGAGATCGACGTCTCCGTGACGTGGCCGCGCAACTTCCCGCGCAACGTCTATCGCGGCGTCAAGGTCGTCGGCGTCTTCGGGTGGCCAGCAGTGCCACCAGCCGTGAAGCAAGCCGCAATCATTCAAGCCGGTGCAGTCTGGTCTTCGCGCACATCGCCGTTCGGCGTGATCGGAAGCCAAGACCTCGGCGGCATCCTTCGCCAAGCGCGTGCCTTGCATCCTGAAGCGCAGGTCTTGCTGGAGGCATACCGCAAGCGCGAAGGTCTGGCTCGATGAGCTTCAACGATCAGACGATCATCGCTGGACTCGCCGCGCATCTGACGGCTGCGACCAAGCCGAGCGGCTATACGCTTCGCAACGTCTACGCCTACCCACCTGACAATCTCGCGGTGGTGCCAGCGGCGGTGATAATCCCAGGCGATGACACCATCGGCTACGGCGCAAGCAACCGACAGATCACCCTGACGCTCAACGTCGTGGTCTACATCCAGCCGCAGGCTGACCTCGGTCGCAAGTACGCCGACCTGATGACGTGGCGCACGTGGCTGCGAGACGTGCTGATTGACGGCGTGACGCTCGACGGCACGGATGCCGTGGCGCAGGCGAGCGTGACCTCCACGAACATCGGCACCGACACGTGGGCAGATCAGGACTATCTTACGATCACTGCCACAATAGAGGTCGCTTCAGTCGAGGCGATCAGCACCTCAGCGTAGAATAGGAACACGCCGCGTCTGCGGCTGAAGACAAGGAGAACGACTAATGCCAGCCGCATCCGCAGGGAACGTACTGTTCAGCAAGTTGGTCGCCTTCAAGGAGGCAACGCCAGGCACTATCCCAA